GTAGAAATTGATCTGCATCACCATCATTATTAGGAAATGTTAATGTATAGTCTGCTCCTGCTGAATGAGGTGGTCCTAAAAGTTTAATACCATGTGAGTTCTCAGAACAATTTAATTTTAAATATCCAGAGGTAACCCCTGATGTTCCTTTAGCTTCTAAACTAGGAACAGAACCTGTAGATATTAAATTTAATTTATCTTCTGTAACCTTATCATCTTGTATTTGGCTAACGCCTGTAGAACCATTTATTATTGTTGCCATAATTTTTCCCTATTTAAATCCATATATTTTTACTTTTCCATTATCAAATGTTGAACCTGTTGTCCAAGCAACAGTAATTGTTGTACTTGTTAAACTTTGTAAATTAGTAGCTGCATCATAAACACCTGCTCTAACACTAGAACCAGTATTACTATTACCACTTGTTATTGGAGCTTGGTCTGTAGACCAAATTAAAGTTTCAATATTTGTTAATAAATCTAAATTGTATGTTCCTCTTATAGAATTTGTAGCACTTGTTTCATCAGAGCTAATTGTTTGCACAGCTCCACTACCTATTTTAATTGTCATCTGTTTACCACTTCCATCTGAATGACTTACTTGTCCAAATACTAACTGCAAAGTGTTAAAGGAACTTAAATTTACTGATGCTAATGCATGGGATGTTCCTGAAGTTGTTGTTAAAGTTCCTAAAAGTGTTTTTCCACCACTAGAAATTCCTGTTAGAGCTGCACCACTAATAGCAGGTAAAGCTCCAGTTAATTTGCTAGAAGCTAAAGCACTATTAGTATCTAATATTGTTCCTGTCGTTGCAGGTAATGTAAGTGTATTAGTTCCTGCTGATGCTGGAGCTGATACTGTGATTACTCCACTTGAATCCCCTGTTAATTTTATACTAGCCATTAATCATTACTCCACTCTAAATTTTCTTCATTCCAATTATAAATTAAACCATCATCTGGATAAGGTGTAGGTGATTCCCATATCCATGTAATTTTATTTAAAGTCCATGATGGAAAAGGTTGAGGTGCATAAAAAGCATTATCATTTTTATGATAGGTATAGCCTATACCTGCATAGTTACTTGTAAATGTTTCTACCCAATCTCCTGGAGAAGAATCTATAAATGTATCTATGTAGTTTTGCTCTGCTAAGATAACAGTAACTACTTTTTTATTAACTACTTTTGCGAAATAAGTCATTATGCTGTGTATGTTCCTGTTGAATTAAATTGTAAAATTGTATTAGACCCTGATGTTGTAACTGTAGGACTTCCTGATGTAGTTCCAGTATAATCTGAAGTAAGCATACTTAATATAATAACTCCACTACCTCCATTACCACCACTCGCACTTCCATTTCCTGCTCCACCACCACCAGAACCAGTATTTACAGTACCATTAGTACCACTTTGATTTATACCTCCACCTCCATTTCCACCACCACCAGTTCCACCTGCAGCAGTTGCATCAGCAGCAGTTCCACCTGAACCACCTCCTCCTCCACCAGCTCTTGTTACTGCAGAACCTGTAATACTTGAAGAAAGTCCATTACCTCCTAAACCACCACGACCATTAGTAAGAGCATTACCACCTGCTGCTCCTGCACCTCCACCACCTCCAGAAGTTACATAAGAAGAATCATTAGTATTTCCATATCCACCAATATTTCCTTGCCCTGATGTTGCTGCACCACCTGAATGAGGAGCATTTAAAACTGGATAACCATAAGCTCCACCACCAGAACCACCATTTAGACCATCTGAACCATTACCATCACCACCACCTGTACCATTACCACCTCCACCACCTATAGCAGTTTGAGTAGTTATACCTGTACCAGATAAAACAGAATTAGAACCATTACCACCATTATTGTTTGAACCATCTGGTCCTCCTGTCCCTCCTGCTCCAATAGTTGCTGTGTATGTATTTCCTATATCAAAACCTTGAGAAGCTGTTATATAACCACCAGCACCACCTGCACCACCAGCACCTCCAGCTTTAGCACCGCCACCACCACCTGCAATAACTAAATATTGAACACTATAATCTTGTGGAGTTTCATTAGTAACATCATCATCAGTATTAGGAATCCATCCTTTAGTTGCACCAGAATAAACAATATTTACTGATTGACCTTCTGAATTATATTGTGGAAAAATACTACCAGTACTTGCATTGCCTTGATATTTTAAACCATTTGTATTAATAGAAACAGCATTAGTATTCCAAGTTCTAGCATAATCAGTAAAAATTAATTCATCACCAACACTTGCAGAAGCAGGTAATGTAATTGTACAAGCATTTGAAGTTGTATTTATCCAGTAACCTCTACCTGCTACTGCTGTTAAAGTAGCTGCAGTTACTATAGATGATTGCCAAGATAAACCTGCTCCTACAACTCCAGAAGAATTTACAGTTAGTTTAGTTGTACCTCCTGATTGAAATTCTATTACTCCAGATGTGTCTGAAGTTAGTTTTAATCCATTACTTGTATCTGCATTTATTATCGAAGCCATTATACGATCACCCAATTAGAGCCACTAGGAACTGTTACTGTTACACCACTTGCTACAGTAACTGGACCTGCCGACATTCCATTATGATTAGCAACAAATGTGTAATTTGTAGCCACCTCATTTTTATTTGTAAAAATACCATTTGATGCAAGATGTTGTGGTGCTATTGCATTATTATTTGAATCTTGAACTACAGCTTTTTCTGCTGGATAGGTACAAAATACATCAGTCGTTCCAGATATAGATATTTTAGAACCACTATTACTAGATTCTAAAACTGTATCTCTTGATAAAGTTGTGCCTGATAAAGTATAAGTACCCAATCCTACTTCAAAGTTTGCACCACTTACAAGTGTATAGTAAGTAGTGTTTGCATTACCAATTACAGTAAAAGCCTGAAAACCATCTGAAGCACCTGCAAGTGTAACTGTGCCAGTACCTGTAGTAGTAGTTGTTTCTTTTACTCTATCTTTTACGACAAGTGCCATGATTAATCCTCTATGCTAATGTTACTGATAAGTTACCAGCAGTGATCTTAAAAATATCTCCTGAATCAATAGTTTTAGGAGCATCCAAAGCTGTATGGTAAAGCAAGTTACCACTAGAAGCTGCATCCCAAAGACCAATCCATCCTACTGTTCCCCAATTAGCTGTTGCTGTAGGAAAGGTTGCTGTTGCATCTGTTACTACTGCTCCTGAAGTTCCAGAAGCTGTTGCAAAAGAAGAAGCAACTCTAGCGTAAGAAGTGCCTGAAGTAGAAACTTCTGCACCAGTACCAGCGTCTGTAGGGTCTGCTGTGTGTAAAGAAATGTAAGGGTTATTAACTGCTGTAAAAGCTACCCCATTTAGTGTTTCGTTTAGAAGTTTGACTTCTAAATAATCTGACATATTAGCCATTGTTGTTTACCTCGTAGTTGTTGTTATAGACATTGGATGAGCAGGAAATTCCCCCTCATCATCTGATTTACTTAAAGACTGAACACCTCTGTCGTACATTGCTGACCAAGTTGCTAATCTTTCATCATTCATCAAGAAAGGCTCTGCTTCACCAAGTGCTGCGTAAAGCAGTAAATCAGGTGTATTTGCTAACCAGAGGTTTGATGAAACTGTTGAACTCATATTAGGTGGGTTCACATAATAGAGCATTTGTATCGTATAAACTGCATCTGGAATAGGTGATAATTGAAATTCACTTCCTAATGCTGTGTAAAATCTTGGTTGTCCTGTAGCTGTAGCTCTTGTGTTTCTATAAAAATTACTAGGTGATTGAAATGTAATTGTTCCAATAGGATCAGTAGAATTTATATGTATATCTTTCATAGCTAAAAAATCTGCTGGTATTTCCAATGTGCTAGTTGCTGCTACAGTTGATGTAGTTGCTATTTGTAACATTTGTCTTATACGCAAATCTCTGCTCAATCTATTTTCTGCTAACCTAATAAAATCAGGTATAGATGCAGTTAAATCACTACGAGCTAAATAACTAGCTATAGTAGTTTGTAGTGTTGCGTAATTATTAAAAAATGCCATTTATATTCTGCCCTGTTTTGTTCTAAAAAATCTATTGTCTGGATGATTTAGAAATTCTTTAAATTTTTTAACATCAATAATCTGAAACCCTTTCATAATCTGTTTGTGGTTAAGATCATCAATAACTGTCATTGGTATAGATGCAATCTTGTTATCAAACATTTCATTACCCCACCCTGATGATTTGGTAATAATTTCTTCTTTGTTTGCTTCTACAATATCTGTTACATCTTGTTTTGTTTCTATCACATAACCATCATTATCATGGTCATCATGTTTTGTTTGGTGTCTGTATTTTATTGGTTGCGACCAAGCACTTTTAAATTTTTTCTTATCGTCTGCCATAATTATCCTTAAAAGATATGCCCACCGAAGTGGGCTATATCAATACTTAATGTGTAATTAAGCTGTTAAATCTGCAACGATAGCATGAGCTGCTTCGTTACTTACTTGCAGAGTAAGCTCTGTAAGCATTTGATGCTTTTCAGCATCACCTGTTTTAGCTAATAGATTAGACTGGAATGGTCTTAAAGTTGCTAAAGACAACATTGTTGGGTCTAAAATAAGAGCTTGTTCACCATTGTTAGCTGCATAATCAGAAGTCATAAATCTTTCTGGAATTACTGAAAGCATACCAAAGTCTGATAAATATACATCTGCTGCACCTACAATAGCTGCTGCTTTTGTAGTAGTACCTGCATTAGGTGTAGAAACACGATTAGCTGCAATACCAGCAAAAGCTGATACTTTAACTTTTTGGTTTGGTGGAACAACTAACATAGTTGGAGTACCACCTGCATTAAACGCTGCTTTCATAGCAGTTTTTAAAGATGCTTCTGTAAACGCTGCTGTATTACCAGCTGCTGATTTAGTTCTAATTGCTGAACCTGGAGGTGCTGCTGGTGCTGCTGGAGCGCCTGCTGCTACAGTACCAACTGAAGTCCAGTTAGTTCTAATCCAAGTTTGAATAGAAGCCATCTTTGGTGCTGCACC